GGTCAATTTTTAGACTCACCAAATACAACAAGTGCTACAACTTATAAAATTTCAGTTAATGCAATAAATACTAATGTTTATGTTAATAGAACATTGTACGACTCAGACGCTTCTGGTGTTGCTAGGTACCCTTCAACAATAACAGTAATGGAAGTGGGAGCTTAATTAACTTTTTCTATTTGTTTAGTTAATACAGCCATCGTTACATATAAAGGTGCTAATGCACAGATTCCGCAGAAAGTTATAATTGTAACAGGCACTAATGCCTTCAAAAATGCCTCTCTAATCATGTTCCAAAAAATTTGTCAGATAGCCTCATTGTTGTCTCTTTTACTTTCTGTGTCAATGCTTGGCGGTGGTTACTACGCTTTTAGGTTTGTGACCTCTGAACAGTTTAAGGCCAGAGTTATGAATGAAGTACTTGATAACGTGCAGGGAATGATGCCAAAAGTCCTAGATAATGCAATGCCAGATATGACAGGTGGTACAATTCCAGAATTTAAACCACCAGTACCAACAAAGTAGATGGAGATACCAGAAATAGGTATCAGACAAATAAATGTGCCAGAGGTCTATATTCCTGAGACATATAACCCTAATCCTGTAATTCCTGTAATAACAAATTTAGAAATAAATGTTGCTGGTTGTACTTATCAGCATAGAGATATAAAAAATACTGGTAATACACAGCTTTTACTAGATGACCCAAATGGAGTTTTTACTGATTGTGATTCCGTTTTTCCTAGTTTTTTTCCTATGGACTACAGACCAGATCAATTAGTAATTACTGAAGAATTACCAATATCAAACGATACACCACCAATGCCAGAAACTGAATTACCAGAAACAAAGGCACCTGAAAATAAAAAACAAGAGTTAGTAATCCCTGAATGTCCTAGTAGGAAAGAGCAAAAAATAGGAGATTACAGAAACTCAAAACGCATTGAAAAAGTTATTGGTCATAAGTTATCATCGGACAAAAGTGAGTGTATTACTCTTTATGAGGACGTACCATTTCGAGAAACTTTTATTGGCACACCTGAGGTACTCATTTCTACTGCTGCTATTGGTCTGGTCGCTGGTAGTTCTGCGGCTCTTGTCCCTGTGATACAAGCGATTGCAAAAAGTGGTATAAAACAGATTACAAAAAAGCTTACAAATAAAAAAAAATAATGTAAAATAATAAAACCCTATTCGACAAGGCAATGGATAGGGCGTCTAGGTAGACAAGTTTAACCGTGCTTGTCTGCCGCTTATTTCGAGGGTACAAACATATAGGGCGATAATTACAGGCCTATTACAGGGCAATCTGGAGGGAGTAATTTAGTCATTTAGCTTGATTTTATGAGTATGTGGCAAAACTTGGTTAGGTTGGGCTATTAATTTGATACCGTCACAGTTAACTTGATACTTACCGATAAACACCACTCCTAATCGTGCTTGCTCTCCACAAATCTTAAGCCTATATAATTCCATTTCCATTTTTGTTTTTGCTATTAATAATTCTTGAGCTTTAATATTTACTTTGGCAGCTTTTTGGCATAACTCTCCACCTCTTCCGAGAGGAATGTTGAATTGCATAGAAATACCATAATTTAGATTGTAATTATCTTTTTCAAATCTAGGAGTTTCTTGCACATATTTTACAGCGCCTGTGTCCTCGTCATAAATGTTTTGTTTGGTAACTGTTTCGATAGGTCGGTTGAATGACCAAGCATCTGTTAAGTATGGTGTGATGGTCAAGCTAGGCGAGGTGCAAACAATACCTTGTGAATATCTATTTTGTGGTAAAGAAGATGGGGTTATCATAGTTGCATTATTGTTAACGACTCCTTGTGCATTACTGCTAGGACTAGCAACTGTTGTATTTGCTAAAACTTTTACAGGACTGAGAAATAAAATTATTGTCCAAAGACAGAGGTTGTTTCTGTGGTTGTGGTGGTGGTTATTGTTCTGTTTATTGTGGTCACGTTTGAAAGGCCAGCACCCTGAAGCGACTCTACTAAAGAAAAGCTTTGTCCAGCATTCACTATTTTCCATCTAGGCACATCTTCAAGCGTTGGACTTGTCCAGCTAAACTGAACACCATTAAGAGTTTGAGTTGTTTCAGAAGTCGTTGCAGGGTTAATGTAACCATTAAGGTCTGCTGATTCAATATTGTGTCCAGACGCTGAGTACGAAAATCCAGAATTATACTGGTGCGAGGTAATAGTTTCATTAATAACACTTTGCGAGGTTGAACTCATCGTGGAACTACCACTTCTAAATTGTGGCACCACTGGGGTAGCAAGAGTTCTTACAGGTAATATTAATAAAACTAGCAGCCAAAGTCTAGTCAATTTCGATTTGAACAGTAGTTGAGGCAATACAACTTGTACCAGAGCCACCAGCTGTGCAAGTATGGATTCCTGAGGATAATGAAGTAAGAGCTAGATTTCCAGCAGTTCCTCCAGAAATAACTGTTGTTTGTCCTCCTAAAACTGGAAGAGTTGCTATACCGCTACTTGGAGTTATAGCTGATTGTGTTACGTCTCCAGCTTGGTAACTTTCACTAAGAGAGAATGCAGAACCAGCAGTTGTTACTGTCTTATTTGTATTTACTAAAGCTGGTACACCATTACTCAAACTTCCTAAATTTAGGCCTCCAATTGCATTTGTAACAACGCTATCTCCAGTTCCTGTAGATGTCGTTACGTTATTTCCGCTAATACTGTATGTGCTAGGAGCTGCATTTGTTATAACGTATGGAGAATCTATTGATATTTGTGCAGAAGTTACATACTTGGCTGTAATTTCAGCAAAGGCACTTGAGGGAGAAAGAAACAGGATAAAAGGCAGTAGTTTTTTCATTTGATGCCAACTTTGGAGTTCTTGTTATCTACTATAGTATCTTTTTTCTTTTTTATCGAAAAACCAAGTGAGGCAGTAGATGCACTGAATATTGAAGCAATAAACGTAGGGTCAAAGTCTACTATCTTTTTTCCATTAGGCGGTTCGTAATATGAAAGGCTTAATAGAGTTGCCGACCAAAGAAGTACACAAACTTTAACAATGGTTTCAACTTTGCTTGGTTCCTGATCTTCCATAAAAGTTAAGAATCTTGTCTTATACTAGCAAGTTAGCTATGTTTGGAAAGTAACACAAGATTATTATGCTCAGAATCCTAAAACCTATCCTTATGACATTCTGTAAAACGAATGCAGTAAAAAAATTAATTCTTGATCTCTTAAAGGCATTAGCAAAGACTACAGACAATACAATAGACGATCAGATTGTAGATTATGTATCAGTTCATCTTTGGCCAGAGGTCAAGTGAAAAGTATTATAAATATTCTTACAAAAAGACCAAGCTTAGAGTCTGAGTTTGCTGTAGAAACTTCTATAGCTAATCTTTATAAATTCGAAGATATAGACGAACTAAGAGAAATAGCCATTCAGCTAGCTCGAGCAAATCATAAACAATCACAGTTCATAGCTAATGCATTAGAAATAATGTGTAATCAGCAAGACAATATTATTCATTTAGAAACCAAAATTTACAAAAAAAAAGCGCCTCTTATGAAGCGCCTTAAATACATCTTGTTTGGTAAAAATTAAATATCTTCACTAATGTCAAACCAAAAATAATCGTCTTTTTTACAATTAATCATTCGGTCTAAGATGTCTCTACGTTGATACTCAAAAGTTTTATCTGTATCAGGGTCGTAGAAAATTTGACCCTCATAAGGGTCGTTAGGAAATCTAGAATGGAAGGTCATCAACGCTAATTGTTTCTTCTGGCTCTGGCTTGCTCTGTTGTGAGTCTTTTGGTGGTAATGGGGCTAGTTTGCCACTATTTCCCCACATACCGCCCCAAAGCGTAAATCCAGCTTCTTCATGGTACTCTTTTTTGTCTGTATAGACTCTGATTGTTGTACCCTCTTTTTCTGCTTTGTCATGCATTTTCATAAAAAACTCTGCAGCTTTTAATGAATTTTCAAGAGTAAAATCAAAAATTACATTTCTTTCAGGGGCATAATCATTGACAGGATTAGAGTTGTCAAGGATTCTAAATTTTGCAGTAAATGCTGGTTGTACTTTAGCCATAATTAAAAGGGTTTTTTTGGTGTAATGTTGTTTTGTTTTTCCCATTCAAGAATCACGTTTATGTCGTAGCGAACCTTGGCGGAACCTGATGATACCGCATATTTGGGAAGTGTGTAGTAGTCGGGTCCACGATCTTTACGTCTCCAATCAGCAATAGTTGCAGGGCTTAGCCCATATCTTTCAGCTAACTGGTCAGATGTTAAAAATTGCTGTTCGATTTGGTTCATGGTGTTAATGCTTTCCTCCTAGCGTTAATAAGGTCGATAAGTTTATTATATTGATCTTCGGTTAGTTTCCCTTCAGAAAACCGACTTCGCAAAGTTTCTGAATGTTGATCTAACTGTTGACCAGTAGTTGATTTGACGATTGCATCACGTGCAAGTACTGCTATGTTCTGTTTAGGTTGAACATTAGCCTGTCTTTTAGATGGTGCGGCTTTTTTTTCTTCTGGTTCTATCTCCATGTTGTTATCCATGTCAGTTTCCAGACCAAGAATTAATTTGATACTGTATCTTCTTTGATAAGTAACAGAGCCACCCCAAACGTGTGCTTCATTTTTTCTTTCTAAATCTCTTGGAGGTAGAAAGAAAGGTAGTTCACTAACTTCTTCATGGCCGCCAATATGCACTAATTTAGTTTTTATTGTGGTTTGACCTGTTGGTGTGCAACCAAAAAGTTGTGATAAATGAAAGCCGTTACTATGTAGGATTGGCTGAACTTTAGAAAGCATTTGTTCAAGTGGCAAATAGCTATATCCAAATTTTCCAGCACCTACTTCTTTTGTCCTTACTAATGAAGGAAACTCTTTTTGTGCTTTTTGTAATGCTTTAATAAAAGCTATTTTTGGGTTTGTTTCACTCATTGTGCTTTAATAACCTCCAAGATTGATGTTTCTTTTTGTGCTGGTTTTTCTACCTTGTACATATTTGTATCGGGTCTTGGTGCAATAAACCTGATAGTAGGAATGTTTTGAACGTGCTTGTTGAAACAAACTATAAAGGCATTAAGGATAAACCTCTGGGAAAACCAACCGCGCTTGCGGTACTCGACATTAGTAATTTGATTCCTGAAAGAAAGTACAGCGCTATCTGGCTGTAAATTTGCACCTAATGTCACAGCGTCCCAAAACTCCCACATCTGTAAGTCTGACCAGCCAGCATCTAAACAAATCATTGTGAAACACAGACCAACACTAATAGGAAAACATTTGTAATTTTTATGTTTTTTAGCAATTACAGAATAGAGTGCTTCAATAAGATCTTTTTTCTCTTCGTAGATTTTTACAATCTGCGCTGAAGATGGTGTAACAGTGCTAGACCATGCACGTTTAGGCCAGTGGTTGTACAAGTGATAGCATTTGATAGCAGCTGCAATGTATTTACCATGACTACTGCCAAGAATGTCGATACCATCGCCTGCAGTTCTTGCAGCGCCAGTATCTACACAATCAAATATTCGAGGGTCCATTTTAGAACAAACTAAAATAGGTAGTGTTTTATTAGTTTGCACTATTGCTGCCAGCCTGTGCTGACCATCAATCAGGTTGCCCTGATCGTCAAAAGCTAGTCCATTATTGGTGACTTTCCATTCACCATTCTCTATAGCTCTAACTAAGCGTTTTAAGTTATTAGCTTTGAGATTTCTATTATTCCTATTCTTTGAAATAAGAATGTTTTTAGCTTTTTCTGGTGTCATTTGCATGACTTTAAATTCTGGTTTAGTCATAGTTGTTACCAAGCCAGTAGGGTTTGCCGAGAGTCTGGATTCCATTGGGTTCGGTGTCGGTATATCCGAGCCATTTTCCAGACGTAGTTGCTTCAGATATTTTAAGAAGCGCTTGTTCTTGGAGTTCATAACCTATGTCGAGAAATTCGTTGTCTAATTCGTAAACGCCTATGTTGTAGGGGAATACTTTTTCTATTACTACAAAGACAAACCTTTTACAATTTGTACCTTGTAAATAATGTGCCGCTTGAAGGTGGTAGTTCAGATTCGTTACTGTTTTTGTAAACATTTCTGGCGATGCCCCACCCTCTCCTGTGGTCTTAAGGTCAACCACTAAATCGTTATGAATTTTGTCACAACGACATTTGCAATCAAGACCACTTGCCTCATGTGACCACCAGAAACTTTGTTCTGATTGGCCTTTGTCTAACAGTTCATAAGCTACAGAATTAGCCATTATTGATGACATCATGTTGTCTGCCAACGCTGCATCTTGAGGTGTAATTACTGTTATGCCTTTTTTCTCATATTCGAGAGTCTGTTCTTTGCCTTTCTTAGTGCGCTTATCCTCTACAACTCTAAATTTGCCGTAAAAAGAATCGTTTTCTAAACACATGGCATGAAACATAGTGCCAAACTTCATAGCGGGTGTTGGAAGTTTTGGCGGTGCCAGTTCATTAAACTTTGCGTGCCATAGCGCTCTAGCATTTTGTTTAGTGATAATTTTTAAATCACTTGCACTAAATGCAGGGTCTGAATGGTAGCTTGCAAAGTCAACTGATAATGGTTCGATTTCTGAAGTAATCATTGTTATAATTAGTTAGGCCGCTTAATGCGGTTCTTGGGGTTTAAACTGGTATAGGAGTTTAAAGGGTCTCCTCTGCCAGTTTTTTTTATGGTCAGCAACAAATTTGTATATGCTGCTACGACCAACAGAGTAAGACAGATAGAGTTATACACCTGTTTTTTCTGCCTCAATAAGCGCTCTTAACTCTTTAGTAATACCGCGCATTTTTTCGAAAAGCTTGGTAGATCTCTCCTCTAGTGCCAATAGCTTGACAGGATTCTTTTCCCTAACTTCTTGGACAATTAATTTTTTGTATTCTGCATCTATTTTTTCGTACCTTTCCTCTAGCTCTTTAGTCTTTGCGCCAAGTGTTAAGCCATAATATTGAAAATTTACTGCACATTCATCTACAGGAATTTCTACCACTAGCTCAACTTGTTTTTTATCCTTTGGCTCAAACAACAACTGCTGTAGTGATGTTATTTCATAAGGACAATCTTTAAGCCATTGCTGCACTTTTGGATTAGTGAAATCTAAGTGCTGGCCATTACGTTGCATTCCGTTCACAGTTCTACCTCCTTAGTAGTTTGTTGATCTTTGTAAAATTGTTCTCTGAACTGTTTTTGCAGTTCATCTTCTAAAGTCCCTAGACAGCCATTAATTAGCTGTATATCTTCAGAAAGTTTGTGTATTTGTTTGCCTAGGTTTGCAATAACTAATGAACAACCAAGCTGTCCATCAAAAATTACATCTAATGAATTAGTCCAATCACTATTCCAACAATCTGAGCATTGGCCTGTAATTTCTTCTAGCAATTGATCTGCTGACTCTTCAGCTGGCTCATATTGAAGTTTTTGCATTACTGCACTTTTTGCTAAATACAAGCCGTGCATTTTTTCTATGTTTTCACGCGCTGATTGTTTTAATGTTTCTATTCTTTTGTAGCTCAGAGTTCTTTTTTCTCTAAGCTTAGTTACCTCAGGGTCAGCGCTGACATAGTCACGCATTTTTTTGTAATCAAAATCAGCCATTGTAGGTTGCCTCCAATTGTTTTTCAGTAATGTGTGCTTGGATTGCCCTAGAACAGGCAATTTCAGCATCTTCTTTAGTGATTTCAGAATCCATTAGCATGACGCATAGCATCTGGCCGACTTCTTCTTGATGCTTAGTTGTTGGTGCAGCAAACAAAATATAGAAACCCTGAAAAAGAGTTTCTTTTTTGTCCTTAGTAGCTTCAAATTTCATCTGGCGATCTCCTCACAAGCAGCGACAATACCAGCGTTGCAATCTGCTACTGTCATGTCGTATAAAGTGCCAGAAAGGGTCGTATAGAACAACCCTGACATTGCGATCATTAGAAAGAAATTTCTCATTTGTTTTCACTCCTTGTGTTGTACTTTTCAATAAACTTTGCTACTGAGTCCATAGTCTTTTGTGAAACTTTCATAACCTTTGCAGCTTTTTCAGAACCGCCAAAAAATTCATTGATGTGGCGGCTGGTAGTTTTACTATGGAACTTTTCTGTGACCATATCGTCAGCTAGTTCTGCAGTAGGCTTAACAGCAACGAAAGTGTCATAGGACTTTAAAAAAGTACCTTCGGGATAGGTAACAAGGGTAACATTCTTAGACATCACTAAACCTCACAGCCCATGTACTCAGAAGGTGCGACACCTCTGTTAGTCTGCTTGGCCATCTGCTCTAGCACCTCTCGAATGGTGCCAGCATAGCTATCTTCATGTGCAGCTTGAAACTCCTCTTCATCATCTGGAAGGGTGTCTTTAGCCTCTGTCAAAAGCATTTCGAGGTTTTCTAGCTGTTCGTCATTAAGACTTAGTGTAAGTGTTTGTTCCATAAAACTGGCGAGATAAAAAAGCGGGTACTTACCGCCCTCTAATTATGACGCATCAATACACAGAAGTAAACCCTTGTGGATTAAAAGTTACAATATCTAAATATTTCAAAGGTTTACTGATGTTTAATGTTGCGGTTTTACTATTAATGGTTCATAATTAATTCATAGCCTGAAGAGGCTGCCCTTTACATTTTCTCGCAAATGACTTTTACTACTCCAAACGACATCAAAGAGCATCTAGTTGAAACAATCACTAGCGCAATGATTGCAGAGGTTCAATCTACTTGTAAGCAAAAAAACGAATCAGTAGATTTCCACAAAGCTGAAAACATGAGATATCCTTACGTAAGCACAGGCCGTTACATAAAAATGGCTGGCAAAGATTTAGAGGAAAAGTCTCCTATCTTTGGTTGGCATGAACCACGTTTTTATCCTAATTACCAAAACATTGTTGAACATTGTGAGGCACAAGCTTTATCTAATGTGAAATTATTAGAGCAAAGAATTGGTCAGCACATGACTAACCAAGAATACATTTACAAGACAGACTTAAACATTAATCGTTCTAATAACCTCATAGAAGGCCGTGTATATGGTTGCACCTATGAGTATGGTAAAGTTGCTAGTTTGCCTGCTGATGCTACTGCTCTAGAAAAAAGAGAAGCTACCAAGTTTGAGATTTATGTTCGCATGATCTGGAATTTCAGATATGGCGAAAATTCAGCTAATGGCCACCTTACTCAGTACACACAGTTCAGATCAGAAAGACATGGTACTGAAATGATTGGTAAGAGTAGAGTTCAAAGACTTACTGACTTGGAAAAGCAAAGAAAAGCTGCAGAGAAAAAAGCAGCTGCAGAGAAAAAAGCACAAGCCAAGTGGGAAAGATTCGCTAAGTTACCAGTTCAGTTAGAGAAGTGGTTGACTAAAGAAATTCATGATGAGGCTGCACTTATTACTGATGAGGGTTTAGCTAAAGCTAAAGCGCAGTGTGACGAAATGGATTGTACATTTCATAAAGATTGGTACATCAAGCGCTCTCAGGAGAGGATTGAAAAAAACAACACTATGAGAAATGACTGCAGAGCTTGGCAAAATGATGATTCTGAGCTTAGAAAGTTATTCGCTGAAGGTGTTGACACTAGGCAAAAGCTAAAGGACCTATACGGAGTCTGGTAAAGACTCCTTTTCTCTTTCTATTAAATTTATTTATTCAAAATCATGTTCGACTACAAACTCAAAACAAAATTTTATTCAAAAAGCTACGACCATACAGCATCAGAACTGTTTGCACTTAAGCTAAAACAAGATAGCAAGTGGCTTACAGATGATTACTTACCAGTTTATTTAGAGCCATTTCTAAATTCTGAGAAAGTGTATTTCGGTATCAACGATGCAGGCAATGTACACGCAATTTTTAAGAGAGGTAAGACCACTGGTAGGTTTATTAATCAAAGAGTTAACGGAGAAAACAATGCTTGAATACAATCCTATTCCAACAAACAAAAGTCAATTTGACTCTGGTGTTCAAATGACTAGAAAAAGAAAAAGAAACAAGAAACATAAAAATGTTTTTTCAGAAATCAAAAAGTTAAAAAATGGATAGTGACAGAATCTATTTCCGTGCGGCCTCTAACAAAGATTATGAGGCCATACACCTTTTAGCTATGGAGTTTGATGTCTCAGCTTCGCAGATATGTAGATTTGCAATGAGTGAGTGGCTAAGAGAAAACTTTAAAAAACAAATTGAACTTGCACAACTTACACAAAAATTAGGAGAAGATTATGCAAAAGAAAATGACTAAAGCAGAAGCAGTAAAAATGTTCAGAGAACTTTACGTGAGGTGGGGCGGTAGAAGAGCCGACCCTATAGCCAAGCGTGAAGAGTGGAACAACTGGACAGATTCACTCTGTAAAGATGGTCTAATCACACTTAAACAATATGAAAACTGGGGGCAACCATTCTAATGACTCAAGAAAACAACGAAAAACCAATGGAACTAACTGAAGAACAAAAAGCATTCTCACTAAGCTGCGATGCTGATGCTGTTATGGAGCAAATCATTATGCAACATAGTCGGCACATGCAAATGTCAGCTTTAGTCGAACATCAACTCATGTATCCTGACATGACCATAAGAGAGTTCTTTGAAATGGCAAGGCAAGAGCTAGACGATCAGGACGAAGAGCTAGACGAAGATGAAGAAGATGATGATGACGAGGTTGCATTAGAAGATCATTTAAACAGAAAAGCTGGCATCTATCCAATAGATTTATCTCTCGAAGAAAATGCGGAGAATGATGTATGAACTGTTATTGGTGTAGTTCTAAATTGATCTGGGGTGGCGATGAAGATATAGATAAATCTATGCCAGACCTATACCCAGAATATTCTATAAAAACAAATTTACATTGTTCACAATGTGGCTCTGATTATCAAATTTTAAAAAAAAATGACCAAACAACTTAATCAAAAAGAACAAAGATTCTTAAGAATGTTTCCACCACGTATGAAACAACTTGATAAACAAATTAGATTAGTCCAAAACTGTTCTAGAAAAGATGGTTATGAATGGGACTTTACAGACACAGTTCCTACTTTTTTTATTGTAGTTTTTCATAGATTGACATTATGTGCTAAGAAGTTTGGCCTAGATGTTGATGTAAGGATTGAAGGACGCGATATTGAAGAGGTCTATGAAGATGCAAACGACAAATTTCAAGAGGAAAATGCCAACTGAACAATCTTTAGCATATGAGGTAAAGCGTCAGTTTTGCTATCAAGAGCTAGACAAATGGAAGCATTACTTATGCCAAAGAAGAAATGTAGATGAGGTAGAAGTAGCAATAGCTGCAACTACTTCTCTAATAAATGAAATCAAATTATTAGATGACAAAATCTACAATGAAAATATCCCACCCTATGATGACCCTCTTTATTAGGTGTATGATCGGTTTGTAAGAAGTTACATTCTCTCGCTATCCAAACGTATAGATGAACATTTTTATGTATCTCAGAGCGGAAGATGGCGCAGCTCTAAGGGACTTTCTAAAAAAGAACCCAAGTGTTAAAGGTATTGAGAGGGAAAAAGAGTTTCTAGATGCTGGATTGATCGCGCGGGTCTGCTACTCTTTGGAAGTGGAGCTTAATAAACTTTAGTCGGGGAGCCTGATGACCTATTGCAAAGCTAGGTCTGAAAGCTTAGGAAAATTGTAGTACACGCAGCTACAAAAGGCAGGGAGGTCTACGCGAGGTGGCTTACTTATCCCCCGACTCTTTAACTGTTTGTATCGTTATTAATGAATGAGGCCTAAGGGTCTCTTTTTTATTGCAATAATATTTTCGGGCTTGCAAACTTACTACTTGCGAATCGTCAGCAATCGCTGATAATGTAAGAGCATCTAATGTGCTACGACATAGTTTGTCTATATCTCCTTTATTTCTTGTAGTAGGAAATTTAGGGGCTGATTGCTTTAACTCTCCCTTTGCGTTTAGATGAGATTTCGGCCTATGAAACCAGAAAACTAATTCAACGTGTACTGGTTCTTCGATTAACTCCCCAACAACTTTATTAGCCTCTACCCTAACGGCGTCCCTCCATGACTTTACCCTTTTACATGATTCAATCATTATTCCGCGGCCTATGTGCCTTTTACTGCCCTGTGGTGCAGCTTCAATACCCTCAACAGTAATTACATATTTCATAAAAAATGAGTTTCATACCTGAAAATACTCCATTCGTATCTTTGCCTACTGCCTTGAAAGGAAGAATCAGCCCACACCAGTTAGCGGTGTTATGGGTGCTGCAAAGCTACTACCCGAATATCTGGCCTAGTTATAGCACCATTTCTAAAGACGCGGGTATGTGTCGAACTAAGGTTATTCACACAGTTGAACAATTAGTCTCTCTGGGCTGGCTACAAAAAATAAACAGAGTTGATGAAAATGGTAAAAAAACTAACGCTTATAAAGTAACAGTTTGGCATGAATGTAGAGTTCCAGCACCTTCAGAAACCAGTAGTGAACCGAGGTCTATCTCAGCAACCAGTTCACCAGATAAACTAGGGCGGTGTATCTCAGCAACTAGGGGTGGTTCACCAGATGAACTTGAAGTAAAACAAGTTAAACTAAAACAAAAAACTAAAAAGAATCAATATACAAAAGATTTTGAATATTTTTGGAATATGTACCAATCCATGAATACAGAAAAAAGTATAAGTCAATCAAAAAAACCAGCTTTCACTGAATGGCAAAAGCTAACCAAAGAAGTAAAAGAAAAATTACCAGAGTGTTTAGAAGCAGATATTAGAGCAAGAACTAAAAAATTTAAAAATCAAGAATGGTGTCCTATGTTTCCTGACTGCCATAGATGGATTAGCAAAGGACAATATGAACAGTTTTTAGAGTTGCGAAAGCGCCAAACTAAGTCAAGATTAAATCCTATGCTTGCAAACAAAGCAAGTAATCAACCCTTTTAAAAACATG